ACACGGACCTTTAAGGGCGGTACCACGCCCATAACTAACCGAGTAGAAACTTATGTAGTCAATGACCCAAAGCCTTTTGGAATTGTGACACCGCTTAGGTTGCCTGATAAGATTGGTGACACATTTAAAATGACAGCAAGCCCAGTCGATGGCATTATCGATGATTTTAAGAACATGCTCTTGACAAATTATGGAGAGCGTGTTGGAAAGCCTGACTTTGGTGCAAATCTACAGTCACTATTGACCGAGAGGCTGAGTCGTGATGATTGGGACGAATCAGCAGCCCGACTCATTAGGCAGACAACAGATAAGTACATGAGAGGAATAACCATCAATAACGTGTTGTCTGCCGAACTTCAAGCGCAGAATGACGGTTTTTCCAGGACAGTGATCACGGTAATTTACTCAATACCTACACTTGGCATTCAAGATCGCAGATTGGAAATAAATCTAGTAAATGTGAGCTAACATGGCATCAAACAACATAAAAAAGAATCTAGTTCAAAAGAAAGAGAGGTCATATCTCAATAGAGATTTTGACTCGTTCCGTTCAGAACTACTTAGATACTCAACAGCATACTACTCTGACAAGATCCAGGATTTTAGTGACGCGTCAGTCGGAGGAATGTTTAATGATCTAACGGCGTATGTCGGTGATGTCATGTCGTTCTATCTGGATCACCAGTTTAATGAGCTGAATCTTGAGACAGCGATTGAACCTGCAAACGTCGAACGACAGATTAGACTCGCCGGTGTCAAGATAACTGGAGCAGCACCTGCACTTTGTGACGTTGATTTTTACATAAAGGTTGAGTCTGAGATCTACGAAGGTGCCTATCGGCCAAGAGACACGTACCTGCCTATCATTAAAAGTGGCACAAAGGTACAGGCAAACAATGGAACTATATTTGAGCTTGTAGAAGACCTAGATTACTCAAAGAAAGATGCAGCAGGCTTACTAATTGCCAACGTAAGCGTTCTGTCGTCAGACTCTACGGGAAAACCCCTCTTTTACTCTCTACGACTTACGGGTACCTGCACATCAGGCGAGTCAGTGAGAGAAAATTTCGATATAACGAATAGTTTTGTACCATTTAGAAGGATCACGCTCTCACGTCCTAATGTATCAGAGATTCTAAGCGTGATAGACACCGATCTTAATGAGTACTATGAAGTTACATCATTAGCAAATGATGTCGTTTTCAAGAAAGCTCAAAACACAAACCCAGATTCAGACACAGTCTTAGACAACTTATTCGTGAAACCTGCACCATACAGGTTCATAACACAGACAACAATGACGTCTGCCATTACCACGCTCATATTTGGGTCGGGAAGAGCTGATTCTGTAGATGATGACATCATACCTGACCCTAGCGAAATTTCTCTTCCACTTTACGGTAATAGAAAAACGTTTAATAGAGTTGCCATTGATCCAAATTCGCTGTTGTCATCAAACAGCTTAGGTGTAAGCCCAGTCAATACTACACTCACGATCACATATCGAGCTGGAGGTGGCCTATCTCACAACGTTGCACCGAGGACGATTAGATTGGTTACGGCTCTTGTCACAGAGTTTAAATCGACAGTTCCTCCGACCAAAATTGCACAGATAAGAGCGTCTGTTGAGACAAACAACACGCAGCCTGCTACAGGCGGCGAAGATATGCCTACAATAGATGACTTCAGATTTATCGCGCTCAATTATAAAAACTCACAGAGTAGAATAGTCACAAGACAGGACCTTGTTGCAAGAGTCTATTCTATGCCACCAAATTTTGGAAGAGTGTTTAGAGTTGGATCTAGGTCAAATCCAACAAATCCTCTCTCGTCTTTGATCTTTATAGTGAGCAGAGATGTCAATGGATACTTGACAATGTCACCTGATTCTCTCAAGGTTAACTTGGCAAAATACCTAAATGAGTTTAGATTGACATCAGACGCCTATGACATCCTCGATGCCTCGATAATTAATTACAAGTTCACTTATAATGTCGTACTTGACTCTGGCGTTGATAAGACGACAACTCTAGGATTTATAAACCAAAAGATAAGAGATTATCTATCCATCAAGAATTACCAGATTGACCAGCAAATCGTGATTAGCGATATCATCAATTTGATCCTCAATCAGGTTGGTGTGATCTCCTTAGAAAAATACACATTTGACAACATGACAGGAAAAATTGACGAGAGAGATTACTCACTTGTCACATACAATCTCACTCAATACACGTCAAGGGGCCTCATAACACCGCCTCCCGGCGGAATTTTTGAACTTAAGTTTCCCGACTATGACATCGTCGGCAATGCCGTCTAGAGAGAACAAAGATGTATAGAATAATTCAGCCTACAAAAGATACCTACATCACTAATAAGATTGTCGGGCAGATTCGTGTCACCGATGCCAACGTAGGTCAGGCAGGCACAGTCGATCTTTTCAAGCTGTATGATGAAAACACGATTGCAGGTGAAGATTATCCTATAGAACTATCGAGAGCCTTGATCTACTTTGATCTCACACCTATCAGAGAGATGTCTCAAAGCACGCTCGATATCACATCTTCAACATTCAGATGCCACCTAAAACTATCAGATGTCTATGCAGGCCAGACTACCCCTTCAAACTTCTCCTTAATCGTCTATCCTCTTTCACAATCTTTTGATGAAGGTGTTGGAAGGGACGTGGTGAGGTTTGAAGATGTCGATGTGTGCAACTTTATCACAGCGTCCGCTAGCTCAAACACAAATCTTTGGTTTGTGTCTGGCGCAAATTCCATAGGCCTGTTAGGAAGTAACAATATCGACATCATATCCTCGGGTAATCTCAATGACGGAAATGGAATCGTCAACCTATTTGTCACTCAATCATTTAGCACAGGAGACGAGGATCTCTATGTTGATGTCACAAAGATAATATCAGGAACGATTGCAGGTCTCATACCTGACTGCGGTTTTAGAGTTTCTTACTCTGGATCTCAAGAGACAGATGCAAAGACCAGATTCGTTAAGCGATTTGCTTCTAGGAACACAACAAACACATCAAAGCGACCCAAGCTGATCGTAACGTTTAACGATACAATTAACGACGATCACGAACTTTTCTATTTCAATACGACAGGTTCCATCTTTTTAAACAACTACGTTAGAGGAAACCCGTCAAATCTTATTTCAGGCTCATCGTCGACGCCTATTGTAGGTCATAACTGCCTGCTTGTGAAACTTCAAACAGGATCATTCACTCAATACGCGACAGGTTCACAGATAAAGTTTGGTCCAAACTTCCAGACAGGAATATATTCAGCATCATTTGCTATCAATGAATTCAATCCACTTATTTCACAGCACATTGCAGCATCAGGTTCGGTGACATTTAATGAGATTTGGAGTTCGTTTGATGGAACTGTAGCATATTATTCAGGATCGCTTAATATCACACGGTCTGAAAGAACTTCATTTATCCAGACACCTGAACGATACTTTGTCAACATCACAAACATGAGACCGTTCTATAAGAATGACGAACTCATTAGATTTAGAATGTTCATACAGGACTTCAATCAAAGTGTGGTATACACTAAAATTCCAATAGAAAATACAGGAATTGTTGTTGATAAGTGTTATTATAGAATAAGAGACTTCGAGAGCGATGAGGAAATAGTTCCCTTTAGCGATCCAGGAACACTCACGTCAAATGATGCTACAACGCACTATTTTGATTTTTATATGTCAACATTGCCAAAGGGCAGAACTTACACATTTGACTTTAAAATCATAAATAAAGGCCTTGAAATCATCATAAACGATGTAGCAGCAAAATTTAGAGTTGAATAACACATGAGATCAGTAAACAAGAACAAGCCTAGCTTTACATCACAAAGCTTGCTCAATAAGACACGCACAAGAAGCGTGTTTAAAAACGTTGAAAATTCCAAGTTAAATTCACAGTTGCCAATCTCAGATAATTCATTCATATATGACACAGATGGAACAGGACTCAAGTCTACACAAGAGCTACCGATCGACTATACGAGGTTTGAAAATCATACATTCTTCAATTCAGCACGCGGAAAAGTCGATCTAGCATTCGACTTAATGATCAATAAGTACCCATTCGATGGTTCCAAAGCAAGCGTCCAAGAATTTATCAATAACCTGACAGGATTTGAGAAATACGTTTTTGATAATTTTCCAAAGAATGTAGGCTACCTGAACATGTCAGGCGCATTTCAAGCAGGCACAACAGAAGGAAATTACATAACGGTAAATGATGCAAGAGCGTACAATTTCCCAACACTTGACAAAGTTAACTACGGAATACAGGTTCTTGACACAAAAACAAGCCCATTCACAATCGAGACCTATCTTAATCTACCCACACAAGTTAACGATAATCAAGTTGTTGCGCAGAGAAATTCAACAACAGCAGGCATGACATTAGCCTTGTCACAGTCATCTAGCACGACAAAATGCAAAGTCATGTTTCTTGTCTCGTCAGCATCAGAGTCATACCTCGTAGCTTCGGGAACGGTGAATAAAGGTGAGTGGTTACACATTGCTGCTGAGCTTGTCGAGAGCAATGGTGCAAAGAAAGCCGTCATTTTCCTAAACCAATCAGCCTCGTTTTTCTCTTCAGATACGCAAGATTTTAACTCTCTTGCCTATAGTGGCGAGTCTCTGTTAATAGGTTCTGGCACTCGACACTCTATACTTGACTATGACTTTTTGCCACGTGAGACTTACTCGGGTTCCATTGATGAGTTTAGGTTTTTCAAGACAGAAAGATCAGATGCAGAACTTAAGAGTTACGCGAGAAGAGAGATCTACGCAGACAATTCTAACCTGCTGACTTATTTCAAGTTTAATGAGCCTACTGGGTCTTATTCTTATAACAATGTCGTTTTAGATTCATCAGGCAACAAGTTACACTCATACATTGCTAATTTTAAGACAACCTTAAGGAACACGGGATCTCTTGCAGGTCCTATGACCTTTGAGAACATAAATTATTCACCTGTCCTGTTCACATCAAATCAAGAAGTATCAAATTATAACGCACAGTTGCTAGACGACGCCGCATCTTACGACATTGATAATCCAAACTTTATAATGAAATTGGTCCCATATCATTACCTAACGCAGGGTGCAGCGCAAGAAGGCCTAGAAAGAGTTGATCAAAACCTGGGGCAGACTTACACAGCATCCTCAGTTCCTGGCACGGGAATTCTCTTGCGACCGCAGATGATGTTGACGCTTCTTTTAAGCTACGCAAAATTTTATGATGAACTTAAGCTGATAATTGATTACTTTTCTAAGCTTAACTACGTTGATATAAGTGATGAAGAATCGTCAATAAACAAGTTCCTTCCTTTTATCGCAGACTATTATGGGATCAAGCTACCTAATTTCTTTGATAACACTACACCTGACCAGTTTTTCTACGGTGAAACGCTAGGTGACGATTATGCTATCTCAAAAAAGTCGCTTAAAGATGTAAGATACCAGATGTGGAGAAGAATTCTGTCAAATATGACAGAGATCTTTGAGTCTAAAGGTACT